GATAACTGTATTGTCATTTTTGTCTCCTACTTAAACTTCACTTGAGCCATGATCTCAGTTAGACAGGCAAGCATATTGATTTCTTGGTCTGCAACAAAGGCAGATTTGTACGAATAATCGGCAATAATAACTACAGCATGAGGTATGGTTGATGGGTCTAATACTTCATACAATGAGTCATATATTTTTCGATAGATACGAGATGGGTCGTTGTCTAGATTGTTAACAATCCACTTTCGTACTTGAGTAAACTCTTTTTCCTTGAGAGATGTCATTAGTTCATTTATACTCACATCAGACAAGTTCACAAGTATACCACTATCTATTGTTCCCGAAACAGAGTATCTTTGTATCTCATTCAACACTCTACGCCAATCGGGAAAGAACTTCATAACCAACTCAATCAAAACCTTCTTATCATAGTTCACATTTTCGTTTACAAGAATGTTCTCCAAACGTGTAAGAAAAAATGATGCTAGTTTAGGTTTCTGTTCAGTTGGAATAGTAAACTCAACCACTGAACAACGTGAATGTAGTGGTTCGATTAACCTGTTTTTGTAATTACAAGTTAGTATGAACCCACAGTTACGATGAAATTCTTCCATGAAACCACGAAGTGCTGGTTGAGTTGATTGTGGATTTAGATAGTCGGCCTCATCAAGAATGATATATTTTCGACCACCCTCAAGTGATACTGTAGATGCAAAGTTTTTAATCTTGGTGCGAAGTACATCAATACCTGATTCCTCAGAACCATTTATCATCATACTTGTTGCTCCAATTTCATCTAGTACCGCCTTTGCAATTGTAGTTTTACCCACGCCAGGCCCACCTGATAGAATCAGATTAGGAACATGTTTGTCATTAACAAATTGTTGAAATGTTTCCTTTAGATCACTAGGAAGAATACAATCACTGACACTAGTTGGGCGATATTTCTCTACCCATAAAAATGTTTCCATAATATTCTCCTAAGCTTCGTATGTTGAATCAGGTTCTAATGCAATCCAATACTCCACTTGTCCATTCTTAAAATGACTAATGTTTTTAGATGATACTGCCACAGTATAGTCACCATCAATCAGTTTAAGATTTTCAACCTTAAAATAGAATCTATAGTTATCACTGTTTGTGCCGTTTGTATCAACATCTAAAGAATAAGTATTTGCAGTATCATTCTTTTTATCACAAACAGATAACATAACATCTTGACCTTGTTGAGTTAGTGACATATCTGGAGCTCCAATCACACCAGCAGCTCGTTTGAGTTTTGTTAAGTCACTACTCTTTAAATTAAAATTAACCTCAGTCTCAGGCATTGTAATAGATTTACTTGGTGTTGTTACCACTGATGGGTCAGAATAGAAATACTTCAAAGCATTGTAGTCGTTGTTTTCCTCAACGATTAAAACAGAGTTTTCTCCAAACTGTAATAGTGGATTACTAAACAATGATAGGGAAGATAGAAACTCATTAAGATCATAGATTGCAATCTCTTTAGGAAAAGTTTCTTCAACCTCTGCCTGTGCCACAATGTTTTTCATGGCAGACATAGTGGTTAATGTATTGCCCTCACGAATCAAAAGATTTTGATTGATTGTGGCAAAGTTCTTTAGAACACTAATCGTGTTTTCACTTAATTTCATAATTACTCCATAATAAAGAGGGGAGCTGTATGCTCCCCATACATTTTACTTAACTTCAATTACTCTTGGCTTCTTTTCTTCTGGTACAATCTTTTCCATGTGTACTACTAACAAACCATCTTTTAGACTTGCGTCTTTCACCACTACGTCATCAGCAAGAGCAAACTCACGAGTGAATTTACGTTTTGCAATACCTTGATGAATTACATTTTCATCTACATCATTGGTTTCATTAGTAGACCTTACAGTTAAAGTTCCATCTGCTACCTTGACTTCAATGTCATCTTTTCCATAACCTGCTACAGCCATCTCAACTTGATAATTGAATTCATCTACCTTACGAATATTGTAAGGTGGAAATGGTGTAGTACGAGTGTTATTTGAATGATAGTTTTGTACTTGTTGTAGTACCCTATCAAATCCTATCATATGTGGCATTAGGCTCACAAGATCATTATATACAAAAGTTTTATTTACCATGTTTATCTCCTTTTCAGCAAGATTAAAAAAATGAGTTCCTTTCGGCAACTCGGTTTACACTACTATTTATACAAGAAAGGGTGGCACTATGACCACCCTTGTTCACTTTTTTCATAACAAATTATATTTGTACATCTGACGAAGTTTGGTCACCTCCTTCACCTTCATCAGAATTTTCTAGTGGATTAATACCAGCATCAATGTTGGAGTACAATTCCCAAAACGAATACTTTGTATCTTCATCAAATCGGGAAATACACAACTCAACTGCTTTCTTTTTATCATGAAAAATTGTATAGGCCTTGACAATGTGATCAAGACGGCGAGTTGAAATTACTTCATCAACACCACCTTCACTAAACAACTTACGAATGATTTCTGCCCAAGTGACTAGATTCTTGGCAAACTCATTATCAACCAGACCATACTTTTCCATAGCACCAAGAATAATTTTAGTCTCTGTACTAGGACTCGCATATGGTTGTTCGATTGTGATAGCAAATCGTTCTAGAAATGCCTCATTGAGAATGTTAGTACCAATAAAACGACCATCATCAGAACCCTTACCTTTAGTATTGGCAGTGGCCATGACGTTAAATCCTTCTTTTGGTGTAACCCATTTGTTTACCTTCTTGAGATAAACTCCTTTACCTTCTAGGACTGGTTGTAAACACATCAACTTGTTTGAACCAAGATCACATTCATCAAGTAACAAAGTACAACCACGTTCCATAGCCTCGATAACTGGGCCTGGCACGAACTTAGTTTCACCATTGACTAAACGAAAACCACCTAGTAAGTCATCTTCATCAGTTTCAATTGTGATGTTTACACGAATCAAATCTTTTTTAAGATTGGCATGTATTTGTTCAATCATCAATGTTTTACCATTACCAGATAAACCAGTGACGAATACAGGATAGAACATACCAGATTTTACAACTGACTTAATCGTGTTGAAGTGGCCCCATGGCACAAATCCTTCAAACTTTGATGGAACTAGATTTTGTACTTCCATATTTGTAGCGATTAAGTTAAGAGTTGAATTATTATTTTGTTGTACCTGTTCGGACAACATTGGTGTTGGTTGTGATGTTGTCTCACCACCATCACTTGGTAGTTTGTACTTACCACTACCAACACGATATTTTTCTTTTTTGAACCAAGATGGTCGGCTCATACCAATTTCATCTGCGAATTCGTTAATTTCAGATCGTGATAGTATCGCCCCGATACCAAATTTTTCAGATGCATGATCAACGAACTTTTGTTTCATGGGTGTTAAATTCAAATTTACCTCTCTATTTCCTAGTTTATATAGCCATTATACTGGGTTGGAGCATGTTTTGTCAAGGCTCCAACCCCTTGATTTATAAGTAGTTTTAAAAAAATTATGCAACCAAATCAATGAACTTTCTCAAAACTGGTCGATTATTAGACTTTTTAGTCAGTTTTTTAGAAAATGCTTTCTTGATCTGAGCCTTTGATGAATTTTCATCAAGTTCAATAGATTCCTCTGACATATCTATTGAAGAAGGTAAAATGTAGTATTCATCATATCCAGCATTTTTAATAGTCAAAACATTTTGCAAACGTAATTCTTTTTGACATTTTTTGATAGAGTCATCATTCCAATCGTTGGTAATACTACCAATAGTTGATCTAGTAACTTTACCATTTTTACCACTACCAGCAATGAAAAATCCAGCAATGGTAATATCTGGAATACGTTTTCTCAGCATCTGTAAAAGTTCTATTGTCATGTTTGTACGCCACAGTCTTGGATTGTACTCTGATATTTCTGCATTTGTTTTTCTATCTCTTACAATGATTTGTGCTCTGTTTGCATTTTCTCTGTAACGTAAATCAGTGACACGCAATTCGCCCTCATGACTTTCAAATGTTTCATCAACAGGGTGACTATCCCCATCAGTCAAGAAAACTACATTTACTTTCTGAACACCAGATTGTTTTTTGAACTCAGGAACTAAATCCATAGCTGCAATAATTGTATGGTTTAATGGAGTTCCCGATAGCACGTAGTTTTTAAGTACATCTTTGAATTCAAAATCACGCCATGGCGAAAGGGCTGCAATTGAAGCATTCCAAGAGCGATCTACTCTAGTTACTGAATAATAATATGCAAGATTATATAAAATTTCCATCATACGATTTTGTTGTCTTTTATTCATATTACTTGAAAAAAAGTTTAACAAGGTCAGATCAGAAATATTTAAATCACCAACTTTTGTATGTTTAGGTTTAGAGAAAGATCGGCGATTGTGAGCACCATCACTGAAAGCATAAACTTCAAAAGGTATCTTTACACTATCACAGAACCAGACTAAACTAAACAATTGTTTTACAGTATCTAGTAGATTATCTGACATTGAACCAGACCAATCTAGATACATTACCATACCATGATTTGTTGAATTTGGTGTAATGTTTACTTTTGCAAATAAATCCTCATTGAACTTATAAGTATGAAGTTTACCCATATCCAAAGAACCTGTCTTGGCAGTAGTAGATCGAGAATAAGCCTCAGCAGACTTTTTCATCTCAAATTCTTTTACCATAAAGGAAATTGATCTCTTACTATCTTTTTTGAAAGTAAGATATTCATCTCGCAGAAAACTAAACCCATCATTTTCTGGTGGAGAATATACCACTTCATTTTGAGTATAGATTGGAGACAGTTCATCTAGAATCTGTTGGAATGGAACAATCAACTCACTAGAATCACTTTTTGGTATATAGGCATATATTCTATCTCTTGCTTCACTGTCTACCATTTTCTCTAGATTTTGAGAAAGTGCGGTATCAGTTTCGCCCATATCCATATCTGGTTCATCAAGTTTACTCTCTGGTGGAACACTATCTTGATCGCCAGCACTTTTAGATTCTTCGTCTGATTGATTGTCTTGATTTACGTCACCATCAGACTGTTCACTATCAGACTGTTCACTATCAGACTGTTCACTATCAGACTGTTGATTTTGATTTGAACTTTGTTCATCACCAGATTGTTCACCTTGACTTGAACCTTGTTCACCACCAGACTCACCAGACTCGGTATCATCAGATTGTTCATTAGATTGTGGTTTTTTATGTTCCTCATTTTTTTCCATGAAGTCCATAATTTCAATACCCAATTCAATTACATCACTCATAGTTTTAGTAGTGTATGCTCGATTTACAAAAATCATTTCATCATCAGTAAATGGAACATTCTGTGATTTTTTGAAATGAAGATTGATACGATCAATCAAGAACATTTTACTTAAATCTTTATCTGCAACTTTGAAAAAGTTTTTGTCATGTAATTCACCATATCCTGTCACGAAAGTACGAACCGAGCCAGGGTACTTACTTTGTACCATTTTTTCGATACGAACATCTTCTAGGATATTAATGACTGCATGTGGTACACCAGATTTACTAGCATCTTCCATGCCGTCAAATGGTGTGTAGAGTGCATGTCCAACTTCGTGAAGTGTTAACATGTTAAGAACATCTTTAGTCATGTCCTTCCACATTGGAAGTACCAGTTCACGAGATTGTACATTGAATGAGGCGGTTGAAACTTGTTTATGAACTACATTTAAATCTTCCTCTGCCAAGAGTTTGGCAAGAATTGAATTATCATGTAATGTTGTAGTCATTTAACCTCTCTTTTGAAATATATACACATTATAAGGCATAGAGGCACGTTTTGTCAAGGCTATAACATACTGATTTTTGGTGAGTTTATAAAATAATTTAACTAAACTATCAAGTTTTGTGCATTTTTTACTGCAAATTTCTCCTCTAAAGCACGTTTTTTGGCCTTTTCCATCTTTTCCAATGCTCGATCTAACTTAAATTTTGAAACTCGTGATGTGAAGTCAGTGCCTTCCATGTGATCATATTCATGTTGAAAGATACGAGCCTCTAATCCAAACATAGCCTTTTGTTGTAACTCTCCATATTCATCTTCATATTGGCACTCAATACCATCAGGGCGTTTGACTTTTAACCATAAGCCAGGCCATGTGAGACAACCTTCATCCTCTGACGTTTCATCTTGTGAATAAGAAATAATTTGTGGATTAAAACATGCAATGATTTCTTTATTATTAAAATCTGAATACATGATAAACACACGTTCACGAACACCCACTTGATTAGCAGATAATCCTAAACCAAAATTTTCTTTCATGGTTTCAATTAAATCTTCTTTCAGTTTTACTCGATCTAAATCTGCACTACATTTGGGTAGTGGAACATTTGTTGAAACTTCTTCTGGTGATAATAATTTATAAGTCATTATATAAACTCCTCTTAGGCAACATGACTAAACCCTTTTTCTTTTTTGAATTGTAAAACACTTCTAAACTTATCAATCAACATATCCTGTTTATGTGAAATTACAAATACATTCTCTTTGGTTAGTGTATTTAATATCTTCAAAAACTCATCTGTTCCAGCACCATCTAAAGAGCTGTCAAATATCTCATCAAGTATCAGTAGATTGGTATTGGTACTATTTTTCATTTTTGCAATAGCTCTCCATGTGAAAAGTAGAGCTAAATCAATACGCATCTTTTCACCTTCACTGAAAGAAGCATAGGAAAAATCATCACGATACCTTGACTTAATTGTCTCATTAAAATTTTCATCTAAAGTAAAATTAACATAAAACTCCATTGAGTTTAGATACTTGTTAATTAATTTGTTCATTACAGGTAAATACTGTTTAATGATTTTTGTCTTAATACCTGTATCTTGAAGCATGACCTTTGATGCTTCTGTGTAAGTCTTTTCCTTCTTTAACTCTGCTCTTTTTTCTTCAGCAACCTTACACTCTTTTTTCATGTCTTTCAGTTTATCAATATCATCTTGTGATATTGTCTCATTACTTTGTGTTTTTATTTCTTTAAGTAACACTGCATTAAACTTTTCTAGTTCTGTTACTGAGCTATTCAATCGTGCTATTGTAACTTGATTGTCTCTTATCTCATCAGTAATCTTTTTAATTTCATTCAGTCGTTCTTGATTCTTACCTTCTGCCTCACGCAATTCTTTTAAGCCCTTTGTTACAACAGAATCTTCCTCTTTACGATTTGTGATCATTGTGTTTTTATAGTTTTCATCTATGTGTTGTTGACAAGTAGGACATTCAATATTTGTCTCAAAAAAGTCTATCATAGACTCGTGTGTTTTATGTTTCTCTATTAAAGTTGCACGAATCTCTTTAAACTTACTACTTCTTTTTTCGGCTTCAATTTGATCATCAATTGATGCAAATAGATTTTTATTCTTTTCATCATATCCTACACGCTCAGTATTTTTTTCATGTATCAAGTCTTTATTGTTATTATACTTAATTTGTTTTTCACGAATTGCATTTGAACGATTTTCTTTAATATCATCAATGTGATTTTCTTGCATGGATATTTTTTCCATTGCCATGTTTACTTGATAATCCATGTCACGAATTTCATCAACTAAATCTTTTAGTTTTTGTTTTAGTAATAGATTCATCAAAGAAAATATTTGTATATCTAATATTTCCTCAACCACTTCACGGCGATGGCGTGCTTTTAATTGCATGAATGGAACAAAAGTAGAACTACCTAAAATAACTACTTGTGTAAATGAACGATAATTGAGTTTGAGTATTTGTTGTTCAAGTATCTTTTGATAATCACGATTGTTAGCATCTTGATTCATGAGAATACCATTTTGATAAATCTCAAAACGATTTGGCTTCATTCCACGAGTAACTAGATACTCAACTGAACTAATTTTAAACTCAACCTCTACAATCAAATCTTTTAAATTAATTGTGTTTATCAGTTGTGCCTTATTAATATTACGAAACGGCTTACCAAATAATCCAAAGCACAAAGCATCAAGTATTGTAGACTTACCAGCACCATTCTCACCAATGATAAGAGTGGTAGGATTTCTATCTAATTGTATTTCTGTAAATTGATTGCCTGTACTTAGAAAATTCTTCCATCTAACTTTCTTGAATACTATCATTTAATAACCTTATACTCACCTTCGGTTTCAATTACAACTCTTGCTCCACACGATAACAAGGGTTTTTCATTACCACCATAAATTACTTTTGATGGGCCAAGTATTTCTACTTCGTGGCAGTATGTGTTTGTCTTACCATCTTTAATTGTAATTACTGGGTCGTCTGTACCATTCTTTTTATTTGCACGAATGACATGTTGATTTACATGAATATATTTCTTTCTCACTCTAGGCATCACATCTCCAAGTCTTGAGCTTCAACGTATAATGTTTTCATCATAGATTTAAGTTTGTTTTTATCTAAATCTACATTTAATTCGTCAATGTATTTTCCTAACAATGACATGGTGTCCTCTGTATTTTCAACAATATCATCTGATACTGTACTTGCATCTAAATCAGAAAAGTCCTCAACAATCTTTACCTCATGACAGTCTGCCTTTAGAAGTCTATCTACAAATTGATCATACTTGTATAAGTCTTTTTTGTTAACAACAATTAACTTAACATATTTTTCTTTGTATTTGGTTACATTGTGTATACTATAATCTTCTTTGGTGTCATCATAATATATTTTTTCAAAGATTGTAAACGGATTGACAATTCTCTCTAGTTCTCGTGTTTCAGTATCAAATATATGAAATCCTTTAGGGTCGTTCCAATCGTTTGAGTATATTTGATATGGTGTACCAAGATAATAAATGTGACCATCATCTGATTTTGTATGAAAGTGGCCAGAGAAAACAGTATCAAACTTTCTAAATTCTTCTCGGTCATAACCATGTTCTGAAACAATTTCACTTTTGTTCATAGCAAAACCATTAATATCTAGGTGTGCCATCATCACTGATGCATCTGTATCATTTATCATGCCAAAAGAATAAATGGTATTCTGACTATTAATCCATGGCATTAATAGTATTTTTAATCCATCAAAAGTAACTTCTGTAGCCTCTGCATATGTGTGTATATTTTTATATCGACTATCAAGTAATTCTCGTAGCGAATTAACATCATTTGTGTTTTTATAATAGATGTCATGATTACCAACTAATGCATGTAGTTGTATATCAAGTTGTTCAAATGGTAATATAAATCGTTCACGAAAATCTTTTGCAATACGATACGAAACAAATTTTCTACGATCTAATACATCACCCAAATGAATACAATGTTTGATGTCATTTTCAAGTAAGTATGGAAAAAACACACCTTCATAAAACTTGTAGAAATAATCATTAAAATTTAAATTATCATTCCGAGCACCAAAGTGTGTATCGGTTATCAAAGCTATCTTCATACGTCTAAATCTTTCCAGTCCTTTTCAGATTGCATTACTGGGCCTCTAAGTTCTGATGGATACTTTGCAACTCCATATGTTTTCATGTCCTCAGAGAAAACAAATGGTCTACCACGAACTTTTGACATAAACTCACCATCTTTACCAAAGATGGCAGCTCCCATTCTTACTTCTTTACCCATGCCTGGATAACCATCTGGGCAGGTATTAGTTCCCACAAGTTTACCACCACTACCAGCCTTTCCAAATAAAATACTATCTTGATCAAATTCTTTACCAAATTTTTTTAGATCATTAAGTAGTGTTCCTTTGTCTTGTAAATCTGCAACAAAGAAAGAACTTTCACCCACCTCTCTTGCATTAGGTGTGCCATAATTTTCAATATACGAACCTTTAATACTCGTTACTGAATAACCTCTTGCTCTAAGTTTTGAAAGAAGTAATTTATTTCTTTGTTGATTCTCTTTTCTTGTATATGGTGTTCCCTTACCACAATCAGGTGCATATCTAAATGCAGTAATCGTTCCGTAATCGTGTTCTCTAGAGTGTCGATACAATCGAGATAGACTTGACTCTTTTATTACATCATTGAGTGTCTTTGTCATCTTCCTTCTCCATAAAATTTTCTAAGCCATCAATTTTTTCTTGAGACTCTTTTGTTTTTGGTTTATAAACATCTTCATCTGGTAACATGATTGTTGGGTCAAAACCATCTATACAATATACTGTGTCATCATTGTCCAGTGTGGTATATTGCTCATACTGATGCTTTTCAATCATCTTGTTTTTGATGTGAGATTGTTTTTTCTCTTTTTGTATTCTACGCAAAAATGCATAGTAAATAATTTGAGTAAAATAAGAGAATGGATTTTTAGACTTATCTGGGTCAAAGTTATGTATGTATTGTAAACAGTTTTCAATACCATCTGAAACCATTTCTTTTCGATAAGTATAATTAATAAAATTAGGTCGATACGAAAGTCCATTTGCAATCTTTAAAAAACAGTCACCAATATAATTGGACACAGGTGGTTTTCCCTCTCCAGCTTCCTCTGCTTCTTTACACTGTTCTTTCCACTCTTTCATAGCTTCTAGAAACTTTTTATTATCAACGTAATGTGCATTTTTCTTTTTTTCAGCCATCACTACTCCAATATGATTAAATTTTTGCTATTATAAAGGATACACACAAGGTATGTCAAGGCCTTGACAAAAGATGTTGAAGTCTTTATAATCGCTTTGTGTTCCGTTAAGAACTAATGTAGATATTTGTTTATATCGAGTTGTTGATAATCAAATTCATCTTCTTCATATTCAGCTTCTTCCTCTGCATATACATCATCTGCAAATTTTGGTTCAGATAGAGAGAGGTCATCAAGTTCAACAATCATCTTTTCATAAAATATACCCAACCCATGCGAAGCTTCGGTCATAGTTACAATTGTTTTCTTGTTGATCGAATAATCAGATTTTTCAGATAATGGTTCAATCCAATGGCGCATGGTAAGTGACTCTACCATACCATATTCAGTTTCCCGATTAATTAAACTCATTTTTAAAGGTAAATGTACGTCAACAAAGTTTTGACTTTCTTTGGTGACATTACAAACAATGTCCTCACCATTAGACAATTTTATTAGTTTTAAATTATTCATAACTTTATCCTGTCTATTTGGTAGTTAAATTCTTCTTCATTGTATATATTTAGTCTGTCTAAAAAATGATTGAGAGTGAAGTTTCGTTTTTCCCTGTAAGTAAGATCATCTGCTATATCGTATAGTGTAGTAGAATCTTTATGCTCGCTTCTTCGCAATCCCCTGCCGATGGATTGTAACACTCTAATTCTACTTTTACTGGGGCTTGAGAACACGATGTTGCTAAGATTACGAATATTGATACCAGTGCTAAACGTACCATATGACGCAATAATGATTGCATTTTTCTGACCCTCAACGATTTCACGAATACTCTCCCTTTCTTCGGCATCAACTCCACCATAAACGAAAAATACTTTTCGATCTAATTCTTTCATGAGTTGGTGAAGCACCACTCCATGTTTTTCTACTAATTGAAATAAACAAAGAGTGTTACCTGATAAATTTTCACAAAGATTTGTGATAAACTTGTTTCGTCTAGCATTAGAGACTAGATAATCAATTTCCTCAGCATAGGAAAAATCTTTGACTTCTTTTGATTCTTCGTCTGTATGTTTTAATACAATACAGTTTATATTTAGTTGAGCTAGTGTTTTCTTATCCATTAGATTTTTTGTTGAGGTAATCTTTTGTACTTTACCAAATAACCCCTCTAGAACGAGTCTATGGGTCTGTGAACCATCTAATGTGCCTGTTAGTCCAAATCTATACCTACAATGTAAAAGTCTTGTCATAATTGATGTGAGAGACTTAGACTTAAATAGATGGGCTTCGTCACCAATGATACAATCAAACTCTTGAAAATATTCTTTGTCTAACTTATATAAAGATTGCCAAGTTGAAACAATCACTGGTTTGTCAGTATACAGTTCATGACCAGCATAAATTCTATGAATATATTTGTCGTGCCAGCCGTAATCAATAAAATCAGAATACATCTGTTCAACTAGTGATGTTGTTGGTACAAGTATTAGTATTCGTTTGTCTACGAGAAAATTATAGTACCGAACTAGTGAGTAGATAATAAGCGACTTACCTGAAGCAGTAGGACTAAGAAAAAGCCCTCTGTGTTTCTGTATAGCTGAATGAACTGCGTCAACTTGATAGTCACGAACTTGTAAGTCTTGCCCTCTAGACTTTGGTTTAAGTGATTGTATAAATCCCAATACATCTTCTCTAGAAATATTTTGCTCATTTTCAATTCCTTTCTCAACTTCATATTCTAAATCATTACGTTCACAAAACTCTTTAATATAGGATAGTAATCCAACATATATTTTACCTGTTTTAGATGAAAACAATCTTACCTTTCCATCCCACCTTCGTTTCTTTACTGCTGGCATAAACTTAGCGCCAGGCACCTCAAATGTAAAGTAACACTCTAACTCTTTTGCTAGACCATCATCAGTATCTATCTTCAAATAAACTTCATTGAGTTTAAATATTTTCACTACATCATTCCAGCTTCAAACTTACGCCATTCGATTGCGTTTTTTATATCCCAACCACGATTTTTAATATTCTGTAGCATACCCTCAATATATTTTATTGTAGTTTCAAGATATGCAATTTTATGTTCGGCACGAATAATGTCCTCATCAGACTCAAGATAAACATGTAAGTCTGTTTTGAGAACCTTTAGATCAAATGGTTTTGTTGCATAAACTTTTGCGTCAGCTTTACCACCATAGTATTCCCACTTTTCACGATATAAAATTTTATAATCACCTTTTGCTTTGTACAAAAGTAATTCAAAGTTGGATTTATATTCTAGGTATTTACGATAAAGTTCTTGATTTTTTAATGCTTCGGTGTCAAGTCGTTCATCATTTACTTCTAAGTCTATCTTTGACTCAGTTTTAATATCTTCAAGTTGCATAATAACTCCATAATTTAATAATCAGGTTCAAGCGGTACTTCGTGTGCAACACCTTGATGGCACTCGATACATGTTCTCCCCTGTTCTTCAGCTCTTTTATGTTTCTTACGAGAAAGTTTTTCTTGTTCAGATAAGTCCATAGCATCAAACGTGTGACAACTTTTACATTCACGAGAATCTGTTTTTTCCATATGTGACCAGACTCGATTTGCCATTTTCCAGCGATGTTCTTCAAACTTTTCTTCATTATCTATAACACCTGTAATCTCTCCCCACACATCTTTTGCAGCCATAATTTTCATGTGAAGTTT